TACTTTTTGTCCGCTGTAAATACGCCTAGGGTGCCGATGGCGGCTAGACCCAAGGCTACAATCGCGTCGCCTTGCTCTGGTGATAGCGATACGCCAATGGCGGTTAGTAGCGCTACGATACCGCGCCATGTAGATGCTTCTTTAAGTCGTTCAATTAGATATGCTTTCATATTGTCTTCCCCTTTTGAAAATCGAGTAGTGACAGACCGCCAGTAAACTGACAGTGCGCCGTCTCCTTAAACTTGCCAGTCCATCGACCAGCCCATTCAAGCCCTACGTTTTCTGCGATAGCGCCGCAGGTTGCAAACAAGCCCTTATTGTTCCACTGGCATTTGCCGTTAACGATAGGGCAGAAGTCAAACGCGACTTTCCAGTTATGAAAAGACTGCCCCGCCTTGGCATTAGTTACTATGTTGCCAGGCTTTGTGCGGCCTTGATTGTAGAGCGCTGTTTGACTTGCTGCATCACGATACGTGGATGTAATCAATACGTCAATGCCTTTCTTATCACATTCTTCAATAAAAGCCTTGCACATTGCAGCGACTTTAGGATGCAAATCGGACAAACTGCGGCTATTTACCAAGGTATAAAGTCCCCATGATGATACCGCAAACTATGACCCATACCACGCGCTCAACCCATGCGCCTGACGCATGCGACACTTCAACCTTAGTCACGCGGCCTTCTAAGGCGCGGTGATGGTCGTCGTAGCTGTCCATGCGTTTGAACAGCGTAATCATTCGTTCTTCCATGCGGGCCAATGAAACAATCGCTTCGGACACTTTGTCCAGCTTTTCTTCAATGCGGTTAAGGCGAGTTGTTTGATCGTCCATACTAAATCCTTATTGAGCTAATGCGTTTTGATTTTGTTGATCAGGGGCTAAAGCATTACGTGTAGATAATTGCGTTAATTGACGCATTACTTTTGGGTCAGTTAATGCTTTTTCTATCTGACCGCGATGTGCGGAAGGTAAGCCGTCTAGCATATCTGCCATAGTTTTTCCTGAGCGCATACCTTTTTCAAGCGCGTCAAACGCCGCCTTATTAATTTTAGGCTCAGTAAGTTCTAAAACTTTATTTACAATTGCAATTTTAGGGTTTAATGGGTTAGGTAACAAAGTTCGCCCCATTGATGTCCTAAGTTCTTCAGCTAATTTTGTTGACCCAGCTTTAGCTCGTTCAAGCATAACGCCTGTTCGAGTTAAATCATCGGCTATTTTTTTAAACGGTAGCATTGCATCGCCCATCGCTGCGTTAATGTCTACATTGCCTGAGCCAAAAATATCTCTTACTGCTTTAGTGTCACCACCGTTAACAATTTTTTGAAATCTATCGTATGATTTATTACGGTATAGTTCGCTTAATACGGAAGCCATTTCTTGTCGTTCTATATCTTTTAATCCGCTTGCATGCGCAGACATATACGAAGGCCATTCAGTGCCGCCTGCTTTTATTATAGCGTCATCAATTAAAGGGTTAATCTCAGCTAATAGTTTTGCGCTATATTGTGCAGACGCTTTAGGGTCTAATTTACCTATCTGCCGTTGTATTTCTTCATTAACAGCATTTTTGCGGACTCCATATAATGCTTCTACATCTATGAGCGAAGTATTATTATCTGTCCAATTTTCAATTTCTTTTTTAACGGCGGATAAAACGCGTCTGTTAACTTTACTAGTAGCTATTGCAGGATCAGCAAGTTTAGTGTCAATATTCGATATAATAGTTGATGTATCAACATAGGGTGCGGAGGCCATAGCTGCTTCACGCATAGGCGTAGTCTTAGCATTAAGCGCCTGTTTAGCTGCTTTTCTAGTTAAATTAGCTTCAGCTTGCGTAGCCCCGCCAGCAAAGGTATTCAATACTGATTGCGCATCCTCTGTCGCTAGTTCCGCTTTTTTACTAAAGAAACTAGCGGTATTTCTATCTTTTGCAACTTGACCTAATGCTTGCAATTGAGCGTTATGAATATCTGCGGCAGCTTGTGCGCCGGTTAATTCAGGTGCGGCGGCTCTACCCGCAGCAATAACTGCGTTTTTATCTGCGCCCACTACATTTTGTAATAAGTTTGCCGCTTTTCTGTAAGGTAAATCTCTTAACCAACCTAATGTTTTAGCGCCGCCAGCTATGGCTACCGGCGTAGCTAAACCAAACGCTGCGCCAGTACCTGCGTTAGCTATGTTTTCGGATAAGTTTGCGGCATTAGGGTTAACTAAACCTAATCCCCCGCCTACAGCAGTGCTTTGTGCTACATTACCTAAAAATGTTTTTGCTGGCGCAAGTTTATTTAATACGCCGCCTGCCGCAACAGTTGAACCCATGCCCCCTGCAATGTCCCATGACCTAGGGTCTAAGCCTACAGCTTCGCCAGTTCGATATAGCGCTTCAGTTCCAGCACGTCTTGCAATGCCCATAGGGTCATAGCTAGATAATTCAGTCGGTGCGGCCATACCTCTAGCTTTCATCGCGTCCATTTTATCTTTGAATCGGCCTATGCCGCCTAATCCTGGTACGCCTGCTTCTGTGGCAACATTCTCAACAAATCTGCCTACACCTAATGGCAATTCTGCAGCGCCTAATGCAAATCTACCTAAAGGTGAGCCTACTATTTTTTCTTCTATAGTAGCCGGTGCTTTAGGTTTTCCAGCAGCGACCCATTCTTCAAAAGATAACGTTTTAGGCTCTGAGGTCTTACGTGACGGTATTTCAGATATTGTTGACGTTGCACTTGGCGCTTTAGGTTTCCCTGCTGCAACCCATTCTTCAAAAGATAACGGTTTATCCATAGTTTCACCTGCTTGTGCTGAAGGAACAAATGCACCTAGTATTTTATTAGCGTAACTTGCACGGGTAGCGTTTTTCTTTTCGTTAGCCCCTGCGCGTTCGTAATGGTCTGAAAAATTAACCGCCGCTTCGGTTGCATCCCTAGACGATAAAAGTCTATCTTTAGCCTTACGTTCAGTAGTGTTTAATTCGTGGTCAATAAATTCTAATTGAGCTAATGGATCTTTAATGTCTTTTTTAGCTTTCATTGCAAAGTCCATGAATGCTTTTTTGCGTGGGCCAAGCCATTGAGCAAAGCCAAACGCCCCTGACGTAGGGTTTTTAGCAGTAGGATTTAACGAGCTTTCTTGTACAAGATTGCCCGCAATACCAGCCGCTTGATGTGGCTCGTAACCTTTACCGGTAAAAAACGATACTACGTCTTGTTCGTTCATCGTGCGCTCGCCTTAGGTTTTTGTTGTGATTTCATCCAGGCTTGATAGTCTGCTTCGTCTTTAGCATTACGTTTAACAGCAGGCGCCGCTTTGGTTGTTTTGTCCGCGGGTGGTGCGGAGGCACCTGCAGCAGGAAGTTCAAACCTATTAGGATAGCGAATAAAATCTTCTTGATGTGTAGTTGCATACGAATCGCGCAATCTTTCTTCGGCACCCGCTATTTGCGCATCAATTAAATCCATTTGTTCTTTAAATTTAGCCGGCGTTGTTTTTGTTTCGTCTAACGCAGCAATCATATCTCGAATAATAGACCATTCTTGTACTGCCATAGTACCGATTGCGCCACCAGCGCTGGCTGCTATTTTACCTAACGATGTCACTTTACCTTTTAAGTTTGCTATGTCTGTATCAGCACTTTGTGAAGCTGAAGTAACTGAAGGTAAATATCCAGTCCATCCAGCGACATTTTCTAATGTTGATTTAGGTATCTCGCGTACTTTTTGCGTTGCGTTTCTAACATCGCCAAAAGATGCAATAGCGTCTAAGGCAGTTTTTCTATCTTTACCTATATCGTGCTGTAGTTTTGTATCTTGTTGAGCAGTTAAAGGTTTTAATTCTGTAGCTGCCGCTTTAGGCGACGCTTTAAATATTTCTGTTGGCTTACCGCCAGGTGTAAGAGACGGCTGAACCAATACTGAATCAGGTGCCATTTCTATTGGTTTTTGAGACTCAATAAATTTATCCGCAGACATGGCTAATTGCGGTATAAGCTCAGGCGTAAATTGTGCAGGTAATATTTGCGCCAACTCAGGTATATCTTTAACCGCATTCAAGCCCCATTTTTCGTATGATGATTGATCTTTAACGCCTGGCAATAAATCGCGATGGAACTTAATGCTGTTAGCCCTAAGATTTGACGTAGCTACATCAGTCTCGCGTTTATCTCTACTAACTTTAGCCGCAGACTCCGCTAATGCTTTAGCTTCATCAAGGAACCCTGCGCGAGCTAATTCATTAACTTGTTTATCTATTGACATATCTGACGCAAAACCGCCAAGCGTCGAACGTAGGCGGTTGCGATCCTCAATCTTACGTTGCGTTTCGCCCAAGTTTAATTGGTTAAGTTGATTGGATTGTTGTGCATTTTGCAATTCGTACATTTTCGCCATTTGATTGACGGGCGATTCAAACTGTATTGGCTTAACGCCTAAAGCGATACTTGGGTCTAAGGCCATAATTAATTATCCTTAAGCATTATTGTAATAGTCAAAAGACTGTGAATCAGGCAACATATCGTATGAAGCCGTATTACCGCCGCCGCCTTGAGGGAAAAATCTGTCTAACATTTGATTTTGATTGTACATGTTAGCGGCGCCGCCTAATGCGTTAGACCATGCGTTAGCGCTACCCACGTAACCTGATGCGCGGGCGTTACCAGCGTTCATGTAAGCGTTACCTGCGTTAGTGGCGTAGTTTTGCGCCGCATTACCTACAGTGTTAGCGGCAGTCTGACCTGACCCCATTAAACTTTGTAGGGGGTTGAGCTTGTTAGCACGGTTAGTTTGATAGCGGTTATACGCGTTAGAATACTCTTGCGATGCTAAGTCTTGACCATAGCGTTCAGCGCCTTTTAACGCTGCGCCTGATAACAGTCCGCCTCTACTTGCTGCCGTACGATCTAAACCTTTAAGGCCTTCAGACATACGGAACGCATAGCCAGGGTCAGCTTGAAAGTCTGACATACCAAAGTCTCTCATTAAAGACCCGTATCCTGCCGCACCAGTGTTCTTACTTAAGCCCAATAGGTCTAACAATCGGTTTTGACTAGTTAGCCCTGCCTCACGGAATGGCGCTTGCAGTTCAATGTTCTTGTCGAACATTTCCTTCTGTAAATTTGCCGCATAATCGGCTGACGCGGCTTGAGTCTTAGCGGCTTTCTTAGCGGCATTAGCCCCCATTACACCACTTATAATAGACCCCCCGCCCATCACTGCGGTTACTGGATTAGACATGATTATGCTCCCATTCTTCAAAAGACTCAAACGCGTAAAACTCGCGTATATCGCGTGAAACCTCACGCATGTGTTTATACCCGCCTAGTAGGAAAGCAGTTGCGATATGCAACTCTATCCCAAAATTACGGATATGAAAAGCTAAGTTGCGTAAGTGTATTTTATCACTCTTACACATCTCGTTGGCATCGAGAAAGCCATTAATTGACGCCATAATCAACGGCGCATAATACTGGCTGTTATCGGTAAACCATCTGTTCTGCGGCAGTACGAACATTAAGTTTGTAAACACCGTATTAATAAAGTCATCCGATACCTCAACGTCTTTATCAATCAAATCATCCCACAGCTCAACCGCAGAAAAGAAACAGTTTATAAAGTCTATCGCTTCTGCATGCCCTAAGAACCAGCGTTGTTTATTCGCTTGGTTTTGGTCTAGCCATTCTTGAGACATTGTTGGCATTACTAATCCTTATTAAGGTACAACAATAGATACTGGCGTATTTAACGCGCCTGATAAAGTTGCAGTGTTGCGAAGAAACACCGTGCCGATATAACAAGCTATAGGGTTAGCAAAAGCATTAGTAATGACCATGTTATTTATTGTTGTTGCGCCCGACGCTGCATTTATAATCATATTTCCGCCAGCTATATCTTGACGTTCTTCTAAAAAGCCTATTGTACATTTACCTGCTGAAGTATTAATGTATACGTCTTGGCCTACTTCACCCCGCGCAAAGTTATTTACAACGGTTAACGAGTCAATAGTATAGTTTAACGCTTCAATTCTAAAATGTGCGCGTCCAGCGTTTGATGCTGGTGTTCCTGCTGGGTTATCATTTGATACAACTTTTATGCTGCCTATTCGCAAGAAAGCCCCAGCATTAGCATCTACTGTAGTAAAAATACTGTAATTGTTTGTAGAATAACTAGTGGCCCCTGCTGCCCGTACTAAAGTAATGTCGTCTAAGTCTACAGTTTGAGAGGCTAATGGCGCAATATTCATTATTCTACGTCCGGTGCTAGAGAAAATATAAACTCCTCTAGCCCTTACACTACCATCAACTACTGAAAATGGGAAAGATGTCAATGTATGCTCTTGAATATTAAAATCAAATATATTTAAAAACGCACCGCCGTCTACAAGCAACCCTGCGTTTTTTGTTGTTACGGAGCTAATAGTGTTAATATTATTTGTTGACGCGTTAAATGTTCTAACTGCCAAACTGTTTGTCGTACCCGTGCAAATAACATTCATTACTCGGCAATCAAATGCGTCATAAAAGTATATCGCCGTCGCCGCAAAATATGAGTTAACATTTGAAACAATACATCTGTAAGCTGCGCCAACACTAGACCCTAACAAAATGGCAAACTCAGATCCGCTAGTAAGTGTTGTGGAATAAATTACGTCAGAGACCACAATATCATTACCAGTTAATTCAATACCTCGTTCAACTTCACCTTCAATGCCTATTTTATTAATTTTCCATCGAGATCCGCCAATAGACAATGCTGAATACATGTCTTCAGCCGCAGCGTCATCTTTAATGCAAGTGACGTTTGTAATTGACCCGCCGTTCATACTTTGAATTTTAAACACGCGTTTACCGACATTTTTTGCGGTAATATTTTCAAAATAAATTGGCCAATCTAAAGCAGATAAATCATCGACATTATCGTAGTATGTTCTAATAAGGTCGCTATCTTGTACAACGCCTGACCCAACATCGACGGTTTTAATAGTATCCCCGTAGATGTCTCTAATGACGCCTCGGCTAACATTCGCTTGCGTACCTAGTGTAGATGAAGTGAAATATACCCCTCCAACAAAGCCTGGGCCTGCAACGGCGCCATTGTCTTCTTGAGTTATGTTTTTAAAAGTTACGCGGTTAATATTAAAATCAAAAACTTCCCACATAGGTAGTTTTATGCAATAAGTTTGAGTTACGCCCGCAGATATTTTACCCTTAAAATTTTGATACGTTACGTTTGAAATAGTAGCGCCTGTACCAGCTAATATTTCACTTAAATATGCGGTATGAGACTCATCGTTACCCTCAAATACTACATCAAATACACCGCCTGTAGATACGGTAAACAATGCCGCTGTGCCTACTGAAGTTATAGTACATCCGTTACCTAGTAAATACGCGCTACCTACAGTTAAAGATGCTGTAATTTTATACGTTAGTGTGCCGTTAAAATTAATTGCTTTGCCGGTGTTTAACGCATTTTGAATAGCTGTTGTATCGTCAGTAGTGCCATCGCCCACAGCACCAAAGTCTTCAACGGACACGGTTTGACGAAGTTTAGCTTGCACATTAGTTGTAACCGCGCCTGCGCCTGCTGGCGTATAGGATACATTTGCCGCATCCACAGCATTAGTAGATGTAGGAGACGCGGTAGAAAACTTAACAACGTCGCCTACATTAAGACCAGTCAAAAACGTAACGGTGTTTTCATCGGTTTCTAAATAGTTTACGTTAACAATTTGATTACTGCCGTTTACATAAACGGCTAAGTTGTTAGTGCCTACAATATACGTTAATGATGTGTCAAACACAGTCTGACCAGCGGTAGCCGTAGCGGTTTCTTCTTGCGCTGTGTATGCAATAAAGTTAGAGTTAATGCCTGACAAGCCGTCCCAGGTAGCAATTAATACATCTGTGGAGTCTTTCAATACGAACTTGTAATTGATTCCGTCAGTTAACCAAATCTCGCCTGTAGGCACTCGACCTGCGGCGTCTAAGATAATAGGGTTAGATAGTGCAGTAATGCCTGAGCCTGAAGTGTACGTGGTAGCAGGCGTAGTAGAGCCTGCTTGGTAAGTGTACAATAAGCCGCCTGATAAAGGGACGCCATCGTTGGTGAAGAACTGTGCGCCAGCGCCGCCTAAAGGGGATAAGTTAACAGACATATATAACTCCTAATGTAACAATAGCCCCTAGTGTCGTGGCTAACCAATCATAAAAATCTGCGGTATGATTAGGATGCTTGTAATCATACCACTCTTTTGCGCCAGCTACTATAGCTACAAGTAATAA